AGTATCTACTCGGCCAGATGAAGGCGATTTAATCTATATGCCTACAGTAAAGAAGCTGTTTGAAATTAGTTTTGTGGATCACGATGATCCTTTTTATCAGATAGATAATCTGCCTGTTTATAAATTGTATTGTAGAACTTTTGAGTACTCTAGTGAAGTACTTGATACAGGCATTTATGCAATTGATGATATTGAAACTAAGAGAAGTACTGATGCTCTTGGTTTTGAATTCTCACTTGAGAATCAAGTTGCTTTCAATGAAAGAATTGGTCAAGAGTGGGGTACAATATACGATCAGAATCCATTACCGACACCGTGGCCACCCACAGAGTCTGATATTATTCTTGAGAGTTCAACAGTTGGCAACACCGATTATTTCCTCGCTGAAACAACAGAGGCAGGCACTTCAGTTCTTACAGAAGATTCGGATGCTTACTATACATTCTTTATCATCAGTGAGGATTATAGATTATCCACAATAGACACACAATCGGAGAACGAATGGTTTGAAGATAGGGCAACAGGTACAATTGGAGATGCCGTATTAGACTTTACAGAAAGTAACCCATTTGGTGATCCTACGGAGAGTATATAATGTTAGGTACATATTTTTATAACGAATCAATGAGAAAAACTATCATTGCATTTGGTAGTATGTTTAATGATATTTTTATCACACGGCGGGACAGTGCAGGCGAAGGAGTACAAACACTAAAAGTTCCTTTGGCATACGGACCAAAACAAAAGTTTATGGTACGTTTAGATGCTGATCCAAATTTGGATCAAAAGGTGGCTATTACATTACCTAGAATTGGTTTTGAAATTGCAGGCCTTGACTACGATCCTAGTAGAAAATTAAATAGGATTATTAGACGAAAAAAAGTTTCTCCTGATGCGGACAAAAAATTAAAGCAGATGAGTACTCAGTATTCGCCTGTACCATATAATTTAAATTTTGAATTGTTTGTTATGACTAAGAATTCAGATGATGGTATTCAGATTGTTGAACAGATACTACCATTTTTTCAACCAGAATACACAGTTACTATTAATGAAGTACCAGAAATGGATGTGGTGCGGGATGTTCCTATTGTATTGAATAGTATTGGTTATGAAGATACTTATCAAGGCAGTTTTACAGAACGTAGAGCGATTATCTATACGTTTAATTTTGTAGCTAAGGCTTATGTATATGGTCCTGTTACTACTGCCAAGCCGATTACAAAGGCAGAAGTTACTGCATATGCTAACTTGGAAGATAAGGCACCGCCTAGAGTTGCGAAGGTTACTTTAGAAACCTCTAGTGCTCCAGATGCAGATGACAATTTTGGATTTAATGAAACTGTAAGTGAGTGGATGGGGTAATGATAAAGAATATTGATGAAAAAATAGGTGACGCTCTTGGATTAGCGAAGAATATTAAAGAAGAAATTTTAGGTCCCAAACCTCTTGTACCACGTCCTAACGACACTTTAGATCATGCTGATGCAGACTATAAGTATAGTCGTGAAAACTTCTACAGCCTCGTTGAGCGAGGGCAGGACGCAATAGATGGTATACTTGAGGTGGCTAAAGAAGGTGAACATCCTAGAGCGTATGAAGTTGTGGGTCAGTTGATTAAGAACGTAGCTGAAGTGACAGAGAAGTTGGCTGACCTACAGGAGAAGATGAAGAAACTTAAAGAAGTTCCTGATCATGCTCCTAAGAGTGTTACTAATGCTTTGTTTATTGGTTCTACAAAAGAATTACAAAACCTTTTAAAAGACAAGAGTAATGGATCTACGGACAAATTACAAGGGTAATCCAAATCTAAAGCCGGCTGCCATTGAGCACGCCTATACTGAAGATGAAGTAAAGGAATTTATAAGGTGTCAGAAAAATCCTGCATACTTTATAGAGAACTATGTAAACATCGTTAGTATTGATGAGGGGTTAATCCCATTTAAACTTTACGATTTCCAAAAGGAAATGGTAGGTACTTTTCATAGCAATCGTTTTACTATATGTAAACTGCCTAGGCAGTCTGGTAAATCAACTACGATTATATCATATCTTATTCACTACGTTATTTTTAATGATGCGGTGAATGTAGCTATTCTAGCTAATAAGGCCGCAACAGCGAGAGACTTGTTAGGTAGATTTCAACTTGCATACGAGCATCTACCAGAGTGGATGCAACAGGGGGTAATGAATTGGAACAAAGGTTCATTGGAGTTAGAAAATGGTTCTAAAATTATTGCGGCGAGTACGTCCGCATCTGCGGTTCGTGGTGGTTCATATAATATTATTTTTCTTGACGAGTTTGCTTTTATTCCCTCAAACATAGCTGAACAGTTTTTTAGTTCTGTGTATCCTACGATTACCGCTGGTCAGACATCGAAGGTGATTATTGTATCTACACCACATGGTATGAATATGTTTTATAAGATGTGGACTGATGCTGTAAATAATAAGAGTGAATTTATACCAATTGAAGTAGCTTGGCAAGAAGTTCCAGGTAGAGATGAGGCATGGAAAGAACAAACTATTGCTAACACATCTGAACAACAGTTTCTACAAGAATTTGAATGTTCGTTTCTTGGTTCAATTAATACTCTTATTTCACCTACAAAAATTCAAGAGATACCTTATGCAGACCCCATAGAATCTAATGCTGGTTTTGATGTACATGAAAAACCTCAAAAAGATGCTATGTATTGTATATGTGTAGATGTTGCTCGGGGTGGGTCTAATGATTATTCTGCTTTTACAGTAATTGATATTTCAACTGTACCATACCGATTAGTAGCTAAGTATAGAAACAATGAAATTAGGCCGATGGTGTTTCCTGAAATCATTTATAATATAGCTAAGGCATATAACGAGGCTTATATTTTAGTAGAAATAAACGATATAGGTGGTCAGATTGCTGATGCATTACATTATGATTTAGAATATGAAAATATTATAATGAGTCAAATGCGTGGTCGTTCTGGACAGGTAATTGGTAGTGGATTTGGTGATGGTAAAAGTGATTTAGGAATTAGAACTACCAAGGCTGTTAAGAAGGTGGGCTGTTCTAACCTTAAAACATTGATAGAGTCTAACCAATTAATGGTAGAAGATTTTGATATTATTGTTGAACTTTCTAATTTTGTACAAAAGGGTGCGTCTTATGAGGCTGATGAAGGAGCCTCAGATGATTTGGTAATGTGTCTAGTGTTCTTTGCATGGTTGGCCAACCAACCTTACTTTAAAGAATTGACTGATGAAGATGTACGACATCGCTTGTTTGAAAGTCAACAGAAAGCTATTGAGCATGATATGGCACCATTTGGTTTCATAGATGATGGGGTAAGTTATACAGAGACAAGTGCTTTTACAGATGTAGATGGAGATTATTGGATACCAACTGATGCACCAGACTTCTTTGACGAAGAACGATTTTAAAGAATATTCTATAACTTGGGGTGGCCTAGCTCTTATAGAATTTCTTGTATCTGAACGACACACCATAGGATCAAAGTATACAACCTGTTTGGATATTGGGTGTAGTGATGGTGTGCATAGTGAGATAATGAATCATGCTGGCCTTAAAGTGACAGGGGTGGATAAGTATTCTAAAAAGGCTCATTACAATATGGATTTTATGAGTTACACTAAGGCAAGACAAATGGATTTTGATGTTGTCTTTTGTTCTCATGTCATCGAACACCAAAGAAATGTTGGTCTATTTCTAGATAGAATTTATGATGTACTCAGTGATGATGGTGTATTGATTATCAGTGCTCCTAGTGAAGATCATAATTTAATAGAGGGTCATTTAAATAGTTTTAATGTTCCATTATTTTTACAGCAAATGATACACGCTGGGTTTGATTGTAAGAATGGAAAGTTTTTAAGCGCTATGGAAAATTCTTTTATTGTATCGAAGGCAAAAGATTATCACTTAGATGAACGCTTAGAAAATGGATATCAATGGACGGAGAAACATCAGAATAGAAGCCCAATTGAATTAAAGACTTCATCTGTTGATATGAAGTTTCATAATTGTCAGTATATTCAACCAGACCTTAGTTTGAAATTACCTAAGAATTATTGGTCGTATGGTATGATTATAAACTTAGAAAGGTGGGGTTTAAAATTCCACACCTAAAGACAAATCATAACTGGCTTTAATAGCACAATTCCAACATCTGATATCACATTTACTTATAAGCCTGCTAATTTCTTCTTGAGCTTTATGTTTCTTACCGTGTCTTAAATTAAGACTTCTAATTTTTCTATGATGGGGATAGAACATTAAAGCTACTTGCTCACTCTCTCCACAGTACTGACAACTCTTATTAACAAATCTATGGAGGAGGGAATTTCTCCTACCATTGCGTCCATCTTTTTTTGGTTCTACTAACATGATTGTGTATCTCTTTTCTATATTTATATATTTATAATGCACTCCTATGTTAGTTGAAGAACTAATATTTTATAAATAATCTAAGAAAGAATTGAAAAAATTTATATTATACTGAATAAAGTTAATGTAAAGGGCGACTGGCCTGGGAGCATTAAAAAACCTTTAGGGGAGAAATAAAATGGCTGATTTAGTTTCGCCGGGTGTACAAGTAAAGGAAAAAGATTTAACCGCTTCTGTAAGAAGTGAACCAACTAGTATTGGTGCTACTGCTATTACTGCGACATGGGGTCCGATGAATGAAGTCATTACTATTAATGATGAAACCCAATTAGTAGATATTTTTGGTAAGCCTGATGATCTTAACTATGAGTATTGGTTTACTGCTGCTAACTTTTTGGCTTACACAAACACTCTAAGAATAGTAAGAATGGAACAGACAGGTTCTTTGAACTCTGGTGTTACAGGAACTTTTGTTTTAATTCCAAATACTACATCATGGTTGACAGGTGATGGTACAAATGGACCATTTAGTGATGGTTCAGCCGGCTGCGGTATAGTGGCTGCTCGCTATCCTGGAGTAAGAGGAAACAGTCTTAAAGTTTCCTTTTGTTGGGATGCTGCTGGTTATTATGGTAAAGCGGTAACAACGACTGCGGTAGATGGAGCTGCTGGAGATCAGACATTTACTGTTGTTAATGGTGCTCTTTTAAATGTTAATGACATTATTACCATTGGTAATACTACAGGTAATGTAACAAATGTTGCTGTGGAAGTAGCTGAAAAAGGTCAGATGTATAAAGTACTGGCTATTAACACTCATGTTCTTACCATAGAAAGATATCCAGCATCTAATGCAGCAGGTTTGAAAACTGCTGTTGCTGGTGCAACCAATGGTGTAGAGGTTAATAGATACTGGGAATATTTTGATCAGTTTGATGCGGCTCCAGCCACAACAACTTGGTTGAGTGATATTCAAAAGACTAGAGTTACAGGTAATGGCGAGGATGAACTTCATGCTATCGTAGTCGATGCTGATGGTTTATTGACAGGTACGGCAAACACAATACTTGAGAAGTTTGAGAGTGTGTCAAAATTGAAAGGAGCTGTGACTGATAGTGGTGATAATAACTATTATCTTGATGTTTTGTATTTGACATCTGAATGGATTTATTGGATGGATTTTCCAGGTGGTGCAACTAACTGGGGTACAGAAGCTACTGCTACTGTAACCTGTGCCACCGCTACAGTGAGTCCTGAATTTGCTACATTAACAGGTGGTGCGCCTGCTACAACTATTGCGCCCACAGATGGCCAACGCTCAGATGCATTTGATCGTTTTGAAGATCCTGATACAGTAGATTTTAATTTACTGATGACTGGTCCTGCTTCTGTTGATAGTGCAACTTCAACAACATTACCTATCAATAATATTGATATAGTTGAAAAACGTAAAGACTCTGTAGTGTTCATTTCGCCGTATAAAAATGCTGTTGTTAATGTGGTAAATGGATATACACAGACAGCTAATGTTAAAACATACTTTGATTCATTACCTAGTTCATCATATGCAGTATTTGATAGTGGTTATAAAAAGATGTATGATAAGTATAACGATACATTCCGTTGGGTACCTCTTAATGCTGATATCGCTGGTAGTTGTGCTAGAACCGATGCGGTTGAAGATCCATGGTGGTCGCCTGCTGGTTTGAGTCGTGGTCAGATGCGTGGTTCAATCGAACTAGCTTTGAATCCAACTCAAGGAGAGCGTGACATTCTTTATCGTGCTCGTATTAATCCTGTTGTTACATTTGCAGGGGAAGGTACAGTACTTTGGGGTGACAAGACTGCTCTATCACAGAATAGTGCATTTAGTCGTATCAATGTTCGTAGATTGTTTATCACAATCGAAGAGGCAATTGCAAAGGCTGCTCGTACAGTTCTGTTTGAGTTTAACGATACGTTCACAAGAGAACAATTCTTAGGTATGGTAAATCCGTACATGAGAGATGTGCAGGCTCGTCGTGGTGTGACGGACTTTTTAGTCGTCTGTGATGAAACCAATAACACTGGTCAAGTCATAGACAACAATGAGTTCCGTGCAGATGTTTATGTGAAGCCCGCACGTTCAATTAACTTCATAACACTTACTTTTGTTGCTACACGTACTGATGTAAGTTTCAGTGAAGTGGTTGGAAGAGCTTAATAAATTAAGGAGATAAAACAAGATGGCAAATTTAAGTAGTTTTACACAAGCCCTACAGGGTGGCGGAGCCCGTGCTAACCAATTTATGGTTACAATGGGTGGTGCTGGTGCCTCAGGACTTACAGGTAACTTTCATTTCCTATGTCGTTCTGCTCAGGTTCCAGCCTTGACTATTGGTGAAATTGCAGTACCTTATCGTGGTCGTCAGATTTTTCTGGCGGGTGATCGTACATATGATGCATGGACAATAACAGTAATGAATGATCGCAATTATAGTGTTCGTTCATATCTAGAAGCTTGGATGGATGATATGTCTGATATTGGTGGTACAACAAAAGCTAATACATTAAGTTCTGCATCTTATTATGGTAATGCAACAGTAATGCAATTGGATAGAAATAATAATAAAATTCGTACATATAAGTTAGAAGGTGTATGGCCTACAACTTTGGATGCTATTGATCTTTCTTATGATGCCAATGATGCAGTTGAAGAATTTGGTGCAACATTCCGATTTAATTGGATGACAATTGGTGGAGCTGGAGCCGGTGGTACTGGTGGTTCTAGAAGTGGTGCGTCCTTAGAGGTTGGTATTAAATATTCAACAAGTTCAGAGCCAGAAGGAGCAGGAGCCCAGTAACGATAATTAAATTGTGATTATGCTGGTTTTCAATCAGTATAAATAGTTATACTATGGCAGAATTATTTGGATGGGAAGTAAAGAAGAAGAAGAGCGACAAGGCCACAAGCTTTGTCGCTCCTTCGGACGAAGAAGGCACACTAGATATTGCTGGTGGTGCTGGTTTTTTTGGGCAGTACTTATCTTACGATAAGTCTGCTCGTAATGATTATGAATTGGTACGCAAGTACCGACAAACCTCAGAAAACCCTGAGTGCGACCAAGCGATAGAAGATATTATTAATGAAGCCATTACGGCTGATGAAACTGATATCTCTGTTGCGGTTAATCTCGATTGGGTTCCCCTTTCTATGTCTATCAAGAAAAAGATAGATGAAGAATTTAAAGAAGTTCTTACACTCCTCCAGTGGAAAAAGAAAGGACATGATATTTTCAGACGTTGGTATATAGATGGAAGAATTTTCTTCCATAAGTTGATTGATGAAAAATCCCCCCGAAAAGGTATATCAGAAGTTCGTTTTATCGACCCTAAATTTATTAAGAAAATTAGGGAAGTAGAAAAGGACAAGGGTGAGGATGGTGTAGAAATAATTAAGGCTGTTAAAGAATGGTACATATACAATGAAGCTGGTGTGTATCCATCATTACCAGCAATTGGTGGTTCCTCAAATAGTCAAGCTCAGGGATTAAGAATTTCTCCTGATGCTATTGCATATGTACCCTCTGGATTATACAACCCTACAACTAATCAAGTTTATTCTTTATTGCAGAAGGCTATTAAGCCTACTAATCAATTAAGAATGATTGAAGATGCGGTAGTTATCTATCGTATTGCTCGTGCTCCAGAAAGACGTATCTTTTATATTGACGTAGGAAATCTTCCCAAACCTAAAGCCGAGGCATATATGAAAGATATTATGGCTCGATATAGAAATAAAGTTGTTTATGATTCTAATACTGGTGAGATTATGGATGACAGAAATCAGATGTCGATGCTTGAAGATTTCTGGTTGCCACGCCGTGAAGGTGGTCGTGGTACTGATGTAACTACGTTATCTGGTGGTCAAAATCTTGGTGAACTGGAAGATATAAAATACTTCCAGAAGAAACTTTATAAGTCATTGAACATTCCTATCTCTCGTTTAGAGTCAGAAGGTGGTTTCAATATGGGTAAGTCAACAGAGATTACCAGAGATGAAATTAAGTTTAGCAAGTTCATTCAACGTCTGCGTAAGAAGTTTTCTGAGCTGTTCCAAGATATGCTCAAGACCCAGTTACTACTGAAGGGTATTATAACTGATGACGATTGGAACCATATTAAAGAATTTATAGTTTATGACTTTAAAGATGATAATCATTTTCAAGAGCTTAAAGAGATAGAAATTCTTAATGAAAGAATGACTGTATTGCAGGCTATCAATGATTATGTTGGTACATACTATTCAGTTGAGTATGTCCGACGTTATGTATTACGACAATCAGATACAGAGATAGAAGCAATAGATAAACAGATTGAACAAGAAAAGAAAGACGATGTTATGGATGCTGATGCTGGTTTGGATCCAGGTAGACCAATAGGTAGTAATATGCCTGAACCGGAGGTGCCGGCTGAGGCACCGCCCATGAATGGTAATGGAGCTGCGACAGTCCCAGGTGGTGTAGAAGGTCAAGCTGACGCTGATCAAGAATATTCAGGTCCAGAGACTGCGTAAATTATAAATATTAGAGGAAACTTATAATGGATAAAAATCTTAAAAAGATGATTGACAATGTTGCTGACGGTGATATGGCTGCCGCTGGTGACGCATTTAATGCTGCTGCTGATGCACGAAGGTCAGATGCGTGGAACCAAGCTAAAATAGATTATGCCCAACGAGCTTTTAAAGAAGTCGATTTGGGACCAGTTTCACCCGGACAAGATACGGGCATCACAGGTGACCCAGCCGAAGTAGAGGATTAATAAATGAAACTTATATCTGAATCAATTGAAGATGTCGATTATCTTATAGAAGATGATGACACTGGAAAGAAGAACTATAAAATTCGGGGTCCGTTTTTACAAGCCGAGATTAAAAATAGAAATGGTCGCATCTATCCTATGCACATTTTAGAAAAAGAGGTAGGCAGATATAGTAAAGAATACATACAGAAGAATAGGGCATTCGGTGAACTCGGTCATCCAGATGGTCCTACTGTAAATCTAGAGCGTGTATCACATATGATCACTAATTTATATCCCGATGGTAATAATTTTATCGGTGAAGCTAAGATCATGGATACTCCGTATGGTAAAATTGTAAAGAATCTCATAGACGAAGGTGCCAAGCTTGGTGTTTCGTCCCGAGGTATGGGGTCTCTCGTTCCTATGCGAGGTGCCCAGGTTGTAAAAGATGATTTCTATCTGGCAACTGCTGCAGATATAGTCGCAGATCCGTCTGCCCCCAATGCTTTCGTAGAAGGTATTATGGAAGGCAAAGAGTGGGTATGGGATAATGGCGCAGTAAAAGAGATGGATATTGATGCTTATAAGAGAGAATTGAACATGAAGTATCAAAGAGCGCAGGCTAGAGAAGAAAAAGCTGTAGAAATCTTTGAAAATTTCATGTCAAAATTTTGAATATTATAAATAACTTATATGTACATTAAAAGAAGGGAGTATTCCAAATGACGGATATTAACACTGAACTAGAGAGAATTGCCGATGAAACATTAGGCAACCCTCTAGAGGAAGCACAGGGTAGCCTAGATAGTAAAGGTGATCCACGGGCTCCTATGAAAGGTGCTGCACCTGCCCAGAAAGAAGCCAAAATTGCTGGCGGAACTCCAGGTGGTGAGACACAAGATATGGGTCCTGCTGTTGTTTCTCCAGAAGCTAAATCTGATCCGGGTGATGCCGCCACTAAAAAGGCGAAAAAGGCTAGTCCTCCTACAACCAAATCTTCTGATGCTTCTGCGACACCTATGGGTGATGGCAGTGGTGAGATGAAGGTAGGGACACGGGAAGAAATAGAATTAGAAGGTGTCGATCCAGAGGAGAAAGACTTAGATGCTGCTCGTAAAGCCGAGAAGAAAAAGGCTGGTAAGGGTGGTGGTACAGCAGGTCGGCCGCAGGTAGAGCCGGATGAAGATGAGGAAGATGGAGATAAAGTACAAGACGACGAAGATGAAGATGACGAAGAGGAAGCTACTCGTAGTAAAAAGCGTCCTACCGCTGAAGAACGTGTTGCTGCAATTGATCTTTCCGACGATGTTGATGCGTTGACATCAGGTGAAGGTCTTTCAGAAGAATTTAAGACAAAGGCTGCTACAATTTTTGAAGCTGCATTGAAGTCCAAGATTCGTACCGAACTTGAGCGTCTAGAGGAAGAGTATGCTGAGGCTTATGATTCTGCTATTTCTGAGGCTAAAGATGAGTTGACAACGAAAGTTGATGGTTATCTGACGTATGTAGTTGAAGAATGGTTGAAGAAGAATGAGTTGGCAGTGGAGCACAGACTAAAAACTGAACTCGCTGAACAGTTTATTTCAAGCCTACGGGCATTGTTTGAAGAGCATGATATTGCAATTCCTGATGAGAGATTTGATATGCTTGAAGCTGCGGCAACGCAAGCTGATGACATGGAAGGTCGCTTGAATGAGGAGATTGAGAAGAATGTTGATCTAACACAGAGAGTAAATGAACTGTCGAAGAATGAAATTCTTTTAGATGTGGCTTCTGATCTTGCAGATACAGAAGTTGAGAAGTTTGGTGAGCTGGCAGAAAGTGTAGAGTATGAGAACGGTGAAGATTATCGTTTGAAATTGGAAACAATTAAGGACTCTTATTTTCCTAAAGCCACAATTAACGAAGAAGTAGAAGCAGCGCCGAATTATGAAGATGTAGAAATGTCATCGGGTAAAATGGCTGCATATATGAATACTATTAGTCGAGCTCAGAAACGGGCGAGTTAATAGTTGAAATTTAAAAATTTTATTTAAATAAAAAATAGGGAGAAAACAATGTTTAACACTGAACACCTACAGGAAAAATGGCAGCCAGTCCTAGAACATCCTGATCTTCCCGAGATTAAGGATTCTTATCGACGTGCTGTAACTACTGTAATTTTAGAAAATCAGGAAAAGGCAATGTCTGAGGATCGAGATTTCCTCGGTGAAGCTACACCTGCTAACGCAACCGGTTCTGCGATTGCGAATTGGGATCCGATCCTAATTTCGCTAGTTCGTCGTGCTATGCCTTCACTTATTGCTTATGATATCTGTGGCGTCCAGCCAATGACTGGTCCTACAGGTCTTATCTTTGCAATGAAGGCTCGTTATACCTCACAGTCTGGTACCGAAGCTCTGTTTAATGAAGCTAATACAGCTTTTGCTATGCAGGCCGCTGGTGGTGCTGCTGTACAAACAGGTACTGATGTTGTAGCTGCTATTACAACTACAAACTACTCTGTGCAACATGGTATGACAACTAGTACTGCTGAAGGTCTTGGCAATGCTTATACACCGTCACAAAATGCTTTCGCAGAGATGGCATTCAGTATTGAAAAGTCAACGGTAACGGCTCGTTCCCGTGCTTTGAAAGCTGAATACACAATGGAACTCGCTCAGGATTTGAAAGCGATACACGGTCTCGATGCTGAAACCGAACTCGCAAACATCCTGTCTGCTGAGATCCTAGCTGAAATTAACCGTGAGGTTATTCGTACTATTTACATCAATGCTCGACAAGGTGCCCAGGCTAATGTAGCCAATGCAGGTATCTTTGATCTTGATACAGATTCCGGCGGTCGCTGGTCTGTTGAAAAATTTAAAGGCTTGATGTTTTCTATGGAGAGAGATTCTAATGTAATCGCTCGTGACACACGCCGTGGTAAAGGTAACATTATGATTTGTTCTGCTGATGTTGCGTCTGCTATGACAATGGCTGGTTTGCTTGACTATCAATCTGCTCTTCAGGATAACCTGAATGTAGATTCGACAGGCAACACTTTTGCTGGTGTCTTGAATGGTCGCCTTAAAGTATACGTTGATCCGTATTCTAATATGGCATTACCTTATGCTGCTGATCCATCTGGTGCTTCTGCTACACAGTACTATGTGGTTGGTTATAAAGGTACTTCACCTTATGATGCTGGTCTATTCTATTGCCCATACGTTCCGTTGCAGATGGTCCGTGCGGTTGGTGAGAATTCCTTCCAGCCGAAGATTGGCTTTAAGACTCGTTATGGCCTTATCGTGAATCCGTTTGCTGAGACAAGTGCTCAACAGACAGGTCCTGGTACTGCTAATTCGAATGTTTATTATCGCCGAACGCAGGTGAATAACCTGACCTAAGATGTAATTAAACAAAAGTATCCGCCATAATACAATTATAAAGGATACAATTTTGGAACGCCCCTCCACCGCAGGGGCGTTTTTTTATGTTTATATATTATAAATAGTAATGAAGAGGAGTCATTGTATAATAGGGGAGAGTAGACTCCAGCCCCATAAGGAGAAAGAACATGGCAGTTACAACACAAATTTTGATGGATCAGAGATATAAGACTATAGCTAAATATACCTGTGCGGCCGCCGCAAATACAACCGTAAACCTATTAGATGTTTCGACATTGATAGGATATGAAACATTGACAGCAACAAATGCGGCCGGTGGTGTAGTAAACCTAGCAAAAATTTATTGGACAAGCTTGGCATCTGTTGCTATCAATATATTATGGGGTGCGGGAACGAATCAAGTAGCATTTATATGCTGTGGAACTGGTGGAACATATGGTTATTCGCCCGGGCAACCCGCTATTAATATATCGAGAGTTGCAAGTGGTACACAACCACCTCTCACTCCATCTGGAGATTTGCCGGCAAGTACGACAGGTGATGTACTTGTAACCAATGCTAGTGGGACTTTTACTTTAGTAATAGAGTATCATAAAGTCAGTCCGGCTATTGGTCAAAACTTAGGTTGGAATGGTTAATCCATAATGGCAATAGTTCCTAATGCTGATGTAGAACCCACATCAGTTAGTTCTATAAGAAAAAAGACAGGTGCTGCTGGGGTAGATGAGTTTAATACTAATCCAAGAGAGCCTACAACATTTGATTATGCACAAAGTAATCAATTTAAAGTTTATATACCTATCTTTCCTTTAATAGAATGGTTTGTGGTTAGCTGCAACGTTCCTGGTATCACTATGGGCCAGGGCGTTGTACCTACCCCATTGGTAGATTATCCTATAGTGGGTGAAAAACTTACTTATGATAATTTTAGTATGACGTTTCTAGTAGATGAGAAGCTACAGAATTTTATGGAGCTCCATAATTGGCTAATTAACATGGCTCCCCCACAGAACCAAAATCAGTTCATGGCAACTACTAGTGATTATGTAATACCCACAGGTCAGAATACTAAATTTTATCCAGCTGGTAATGATGATTCACAAACATCTACAGGTAGTACATCTGATAGACAATTGTATTGTGATATTACATTGTTTATTTTAAGTTCTAAAAATAATCCTGTGGCTACTGTGGTTATGAGAGATGCATTTCCTGTATCATTGAGTTCATTAGATTATAGTCAGCAAGAAACTGACACTAATTATGTACAATGTAATGTAACATTCGCTTACCCTTTTTACATTATCAAAGCCGTATAAATAAACCAGAGAAGGTAGTTACGGTAATCGGATTAAGTACGTTATCTTCCACCAATGTATAGATGGAAGTATATTTAGGTAGTATAGGCAAGGGTTGGTTATCCTCTGATTACCTTCTCACCTTTATATTATGGAGTAGAAAATGGATTTAATTGAATTACAAAATGAACTAGATAGAGATTTAAAGATTGATGACACTGAATTGGATTTGGAAAGTATAAAAACTCCCCAGTTACATAATAAATACCTCAAGCATTATACCAAATATTCTTTACAGTTAAAAAAGACGAAGGATGATTATAAAATTCTACGCCGACACAAATGGGAATATTATACTGGTAAATCAGCACCAGAAGTTTATCAAGAGAAGCCTTTTGAGTTAAAAATTCTCAAGGCAGACGTAGGTATATATTTAGAAGCTGATGAAGAATTACAACAGTTAGGGCAGAAGGAGGCTTACTTAGAAACTACAGTAAATTATCTTGAGAAGATTTTGCGTGAGATTACTAATCGTAATTGGACAATCCGTAATACTATAGAATGGAAAAAATTTCTTCACGGTGACTAATGGAAATCTTAGTTTCAAAGTTTAATGAAGTATATCTCCGTATTAAATGTGAACCGTCAGTTGCAAAAGAACTTTCGGAATTTTTCACCTTTGAAGTTCCGAACGCTAAGTTTATGCCGTCAGTCAGAAATAGACTATGGGACGGCAAAATCAGATTATACAGTTCGGGCACTGGTAAAATCTATCTGGGATTATTGCCGTATGTACGAAGATTTCTCTCAGAGCAAGGTCACACTATTAAGTATGAAGAAGGACTCCGACCACCAAGAAAGTTGGATAAAAAACTTACCACAAAATTTGTACGGTCGCTTGAAAAGGGAAAGGTCAAAGCAAGAGATTACCAAATAGATGCAATACATATCATTTTGGAATCTAATAGAGGTCTTATTCTTTCTCCTACTGGTTCCGGTAAGTCATTTATTATATACGTTCTAACTCGTTACTATGTAAAAAAATTAGAACATAAAAAAGTTTTAATTGTTGTTCCTACAACCAATCTAGTTGAGCAGATGTATAGTGATTTCGCAGACTATGGATGGTTCCCTGATGAATATTGTCACAAACTCTATGCAGGTTCAGATAAGAATACATCTAAAGATGTAATCATTTCTACTTGGCAGTCTATATATAAATTAGATAAAAATTATTTCAGTCAATTTGGTGCTGTCTTTGTAGATGAATGTCATCTGGCGAAAGCTAAATCTCTTACTGGTATAATGACTAAGCTTCATGACTGTAAATATCGCATCGGTACTACAGGTACTTTAGATGGTTCAGAAATTCATCAATTAGTTCTTGAAGGATTATTTGCAAAACATAAAGAAATCACCACCACATCAAAATTAGTTAAAGAAAAACATCTATCTAATCTACACATCAAATGTTTAGTACTCAACCACCCTAAAGAGTATAGAAGTAAAAGAACATATCAAGAAGAAATGGAATACCTAGCTACGAATAGACAAAGAAATTTATTCATTTCTAGATTGGCTGCTTCATTGAAGGGTAACACACTTATACTCGCTCAATATATAGAGAAACATTTAGTACCTTTATGTATGATGATTAATGAGATGTGTGAAGATAGAACTGTACATCTTATCTATGGTGCTACACCTACTGATGATAGAGAAAAGGCTAGAGGATTGGTAGAGAAAGAAAACGATGCAATAATCGTTGCATCATATGGTGTATTCTCTATGGGAATTAACATCAAGCGATTACATAATATTATCTTTGCAAGTCCATATAAATCACAAATAAAAGTACTTCAATCTATAGGTCGGGGGTTACGTTTAGCTGAAGATAAAAAAGAATGTAATTTATTTGACATTGCTGACGATATGAGTTATAATAATAATAGGAACTTTACATTAAAGCATTTGGAGGAAAGAGTTAAGATTTATTCTAAACAAGAATTTGATTATGAAATAGTACCGGTTAAACTAAAATCTTAATAAATAGTTATGGATATGGAACAAACAGCATACAACACAGGCAACCCATTTAAAGTCATTAAAATGGTTAATGGGGAAGATGTACTCTGTAAAATACTAGAGGAGTATAAAGATGCTCTAGTAGTAGAGTACCCTATGTCTGTAGTGAAAAATAAGATAGTAGAACAGAATGATCATATTGTAGAACATACAGGCCTACAACGGTGGATGAATTTTACACATGATAAGTCTTTTCTAATTCTAAAAGAAAAGATACTTTCGTTGGGCGATCTAGCACCAGAAGTCACTCTTTATTATAAACATATCTGTAAAAGAATATCAATAGAAGAATCTAAAGAACCAACAGATGAAGATGAAGCCATGATGAAACTACAGGATAACATGGAGACTTTAGTTGAGGCTCTTGGTGATACAAATATGGAAGGTGAGGATTCTAATCTATCCTCTCTTATCTTTCCTATAGATAAATCCAAACTTCATTAAAGCAACAACACCTTATATTATACACCTATGTCAAGAACTTGTCAAGGGTTTTTGTGAGAAATAAATGAAAACAATTATTTGTGATATAGATGGAACTATAATTGAATATATGGGTGGTGGGCATACAGCTATAATAGAAAATGAACACCAGATATTACCAGGAGTAAGAGAGAGATTTAGAGAATGGGAGTGTGCTGGACACCGTATCATTCTTATTACAGGTAGACGAGAGTCCGTAAGAGATAGAACTGAATCAGAACTCCGTAGACTAGGTATACCATTTGATATGCTTTTGATGGGCCATGCAGATAGCGGTAGAATATTGATAAATGACATTGGTTCTAAAGTAAAAGCTCATGCTGTAAATGTGACTAGAGATGCTGGGTGGAATGAGATAGATTGGAATGAAGTTGGATTAAATTAAGGCTTGACAAACTACCTTAATTAGTATATAATTATAGATGTCTTAACAAAAAAGGCATTTAATTTATGAAGAAGTATATATATTTGGCAGGACCTATTGCAGGTTGTACAGAGGAAGAAGCTACAAGTTGGCGTGATGATGTTGTCAGTATGTTGCCTCATAGTATTATAGGTATTTCCCCATTACGATGTGAACCCGTAAAGGAAGGTATGACCTATACAGATGAAGGCGCTACAGATAAGATGTGGTCTGATCCTCGTGCAATTGCAACAAAGAACTGGTTAGATACTGAGTCTTGCGATTTGGTTTTAGCATATTTACCTAAAAAACTAAATGATAGACGACCATCTTATGGCACTACTATTGAAATTGGTTGGGCTATTGGTTTGAGAAAACCATTGATAGTCGTTTCTGATGATAAGTATTTGGTGGATCATCCACTCATTAAACATAATGCATCATGGCGTCTAGATAATCTTGAAGATGCTGTAGAAGTTATTATAGGTTTGTTTAGTGATTATGTTAGCCCAGTTCTACATTAAGTCCTCCGTAAGGAGAGCCCCATGGCAGAGAAGAAGAAAGTCCATTATGTGGATAATAAAAAGTTTTTGGCAGCTATAGTAGAACGAAAAGTATTGTTAAAAGAAGCTGAAGAGGAGGGTGAATCCAAACCTCAGATTACTAATTATTTAGGAGAATGTATCCTAAAGATTGCTAATCATTTGTCTTATCGTCCTAACTTTATTAACTATACCTATAAAGAAGAAATGATTTCTGATGGTATAGAAAATTGCCTTCAGTATATTGATAATTTTGATCCAGAAAAATCAAAGAACCCTTTTGCATATTTTACACAGATTATTTACTATGCGTTTATTAGACGGATAGCAAAAGAAAAGAAACAGCAGAAAATTAAAGATAGAATATTGAAGAGGTCTAATATACAAGATATGATTACGGTTCAATCACATGATGATGAAGCAGATTATCAAACACAGTATATAGAATTTTTAGATAAATATAATTTTGGTGATGATGATGATGAGGACGACAAGAAAAAATGACGGGAACAGTAAATGAATGGTTTGTTTTTGATGCTGGTACTGTAGATAAAAAGACCTGTAATAAAATAAAGAAACACGCTTCTAAAAAGTGGGAAACTTCAGCTGTAGATACGTCTAAAGAAACTACAGATAAAGAAAGAAAAACTGGCAAGAAGGGTGATTATAAACCAGATCCTAAAACCAGAATAAGCGATGTTGCTTGGTGTAATGACCAATGGATTTATGATATAATTTGGCCGTTTATGCAACGAGCTAATGAAGAAGCTGGTTGGCGATATCAAATCAAAGCAGGCGAGTCTTGTCAGATAACACGTTATAAGAAAGGTGGTTTTTATAGTTTTCATCAGGATGGTAATGGAGATCATTTGTCAGCATATAATAATCCGCAGAATGCTTTTATGCATGGACACGTTAGAAAATTGAGTATGTCTGTAATGTTGAATGATAATTTTGATGGTGGTGCATTTGAGTTTGCTTCTTATGGTAAAGAAGAATGTACTATTACACCAATTGAAGCAACAGCTGGTTCTGTTATTGTATTTCCATCAATTATGGAACACAGAGTAGCACCAGTTACAAAGGGTATTCGTTATTCTGTAGTTTGTTGGTTTGTGGGCCCTCCCTTTGTATGAAGATAGCATTAATAACAGACACTCATTTTGGAGGTAAGAATGATAATCTTTCCTTTGCGGCCTTCCAACGACAATTCTACGAAAGAACTTTTTTTCCAATACTTGAAAGGGAAGGAGTTACAACGGTGGTTCA